ACTGTCTTAAAATTGTTGAGTGCTAATTGTGCCATGTTAACTTAATGCTAAGATGAACGGTGTCATTTGATTGAATAAACTTCTGGTGAATGCTCTACCACTTATTGTTCCATTATTTTGATTGATCACTATACCATCACCGATTCTGAAGTTTCCTGATTGATCTGTACTTGTAAAGTCAACCCTTCCACCATTTCTAGTAACCACTTCATTTTCTTGAACTGGAACTCCACCTCTCAGTGGGGTTGCTGTTGTGATATCATTACCTGTTCCAACATACTCAAAGGTATGAGAACTTGCTGTAATCCTACTTACTTGATAGAAGTATGCAGTTGTTCCAACACCAACAGTATTGTTTAGATTTTCATCTAAAGTAATAGTGGTGATTCCAGATACTACTGGAGTTGAACTATTTATTGTGTAGTAGATTGGTGTGACATTTGCAGTTGCTGTTGCTGTTGTTCCAGAATCTGGCGCGGAAATAGTTACTGCAGGTGCCGCTGTGTATTGAGATCCACTGGAAATTATTGTAACGGTAGAAACACGATCTCCATCCAGAGTTGCAAATGCTGTAGCAGTAGAACCATTAGGTCCTGTTGGAGTTCCTACAGTTACTGAAGGTGTTGAAGTATATCCACTTCCTCCATTAGTAACTGTGATAGTTTCTACCGTGTAATAAAGAGTGTCGAAATAAATTACTTGTCCTTCATAGGGTCTTGTTGTTGTGTTGATAGCAACAGCAACAGTATCTGTACCAACAGAAGCACTTGTAGTTACAATTCCAGTAAACTGTAAATCACTGACTCCATCAGCAACCAATCCATATGTACCAAAGTCAGTGTTGCTGTTTGTCAGTGAGCACTGTCCACCCTTATATGCTGTTATTCCCTCGTTGCAACAGATAGTGAATACGCTAACAAGTTGAGCATATCCATTATTAGTTACCGCAATACCAACCCCACCTTGATTATATTGAGTGTAACTATCAACAACCATTGATTTCAATCCTTCCGCAAGATTTCCATCAATTCTCATACCTGCTCCAGTTGTCGTATTACTAGTACAGTTTTGAATATAAGGACTTTCCCATTTACCACCTCCAGTGTTGTTAGCACCTCCTGGTGGGAAAGCAACTGCTGCACTTGGAGTAACATGCCCAACAAATGTCATGTTGGCAAGATATGTACCCTTATTGACGTGGAAGATATCTTCAGTTGAGTTGTTTGGTATTACTGTTACAGTCTTTAAGTTATCGCCAACAATTGAAACAAAAGCAGGAACTTCAATGGGATTATTTTCGTTATAAGTTCCTGAGAGAACTTTAATCGTTGTCCCAGTCTGAGCAACTGCTACTGCTCCTGCAATAGTCAATTTGGCATTATCGATTGATGTTCCATTCTTCGAATCACTTCCATCCTTTGCAACATAAATGACGTTCGGTGCCGAGTTAATACCTGTGGCACCAGTATTAATGGTTACGTTATCGCCAATTGTAATTGAAGAACCTGTGATGAAAACATCACCAGCAGTAATGGTATTATTGTCACCATCAATAACAACAGATGCTCTACCTACTGTTAGAATTCCAGTAATACGAGCATTACCATCAACAAATAGTGCTGTGCTTCCTAGCCCAACATAAACTGTTCCAACACCACTTGCTGTATTGAAAGTTGATACTCCAGCAACAGACAAATTCTGCTGAACGATAACGTCACTTCTTGCTGTGATGATACCGATAGAATCAATGTTTGTTACGTCCTCATAAGTTAATGTTCCTCCGATGGAAACATTACCACTAAAAGTAGCGGATGTGCCTGTAATTGAACCTACATTGATATCTGGAGTCCCAGTAAGTCCCTGAGACACTGTAGAGACTCCAGAAACTGCCGCATAGGTTGCTGTATCAGCGTTCCCTGTTAGATCTCCAACAAACCCAGTCGCAGTAACAACACCAACACTCATTCCAAGAGATGATGTGTTCCCATATCCAAGAGTAGTGTTTAAATCTACTATTGGGGATAAAGCGGTGCTAGCAATACCAACCCATCTTGAGTTGGATTGATCATAAATTAAAAGTTTTCCGTTTCCATTGGTTTGATCAAAAGAAACATCATCAAGATCTTTGATGAATCCTGCTCCACCGCCACCCATAGTGGAGAGTTGAGTTTGGATTCTATTAATGAAAATTCTATAGTGACTTGCAAGATCATCAAGAGTTGCAAAGTTTTGATCCATTGGTGTCAATGGATCTGGAGATGCACCAATAGATTCTTTTTCGTTTGGTGGTTCTGTTAATAAATTTTCTTGAAGATTCTTCTGTTCGAGTTTAATAGTCTCTACAAGACTATAGAGATCTTTAATATCATTAGATACATGTTTAATGTCATCATCATAATACTTTACTTTGGGAAGTCTTGATATTTCTTCTCTAAGAGTTTCAAAATAGTTTAAAAGAACCTTGTCGGTATTTACACTATCTTCATTAAATACTCTTATTTTTTCCTCAAGACTTTGTTTGAGAGTATTATATTCATTTGTGATCTGTTTCTTTAACTTACGATCGTCATCTTTGAATTCTTTATGGTACTCCCAAATTTTAAGTGATGACTCTCTAAGTTCTTTCCAAATATTGTCTTTTGCTTTTTGATACTTTTCATCCAGTTCTTGAATTCTCGATTCAATTTCAACTTTATTTTCAAAAAATCTTACTCCAGTTTCATCGATAAAGGAATCAATGTCTAGTTTTACTTTTTCTTTTAGAGTTTCTATCTTATCATTTATCTTGATAAAATCATCATCAATAACACTAAAAGTTTTACCAATCCAAGAAAAATCTGGAACTTCGTTTACCTCATTAACCCATCTTGGAAATTTTGGAATCTGATTCCTAACATCTTCTATATTACTTTCTAATCTTTCAATATCTCTTTCATAATATCTTACTTCGGGTATTTCGGATCTTACCTGATCTACAATCTCACAAAGTTTTTCTAATTCATCGTCATAATATTTAATTTCCGGTATTTGGGGAATATCTTTTCTTACTTCCGCAATCAGATCAAGAATCTTTGCGAAAAGATATCCTTCGGATTGATTTTCTTTTTCCGGTGAATCTCCCACAATTAATGTTCCATTAAAGTCTCCTGAAACATTAATCGACTCTTCGGATAAATCTTTTTGCTCTATCTCAATAAATTCTTCAACAGAAGGTAACTCCTCAGTAACATCCTCTGTTAAAAAATCACCAATAGATGGTAAATTCTTATTATTATCCGCAAAATCGCCAATCGAAGGCAAGTCGTTCTCTGACATCTTATGAGTAACTATAGTACTTTGGGATTTCTCTCCCTTTGTACTATTTATTATCTTCTTCTGTCCGAGACTTTAATAACTTTGATAATTCTGCTGTGGATCCAACAAATAAAGCATTGGTAACATTTGTTGGACCTTTGACTTTATCCTCATCAATATCTTTTAATTTCTTTTGAAGATCAATTAATTTATCTGTTGCATCTGCAACGTTTTTGATTAATTGTCCTGCCACTTCATATGCTCGTGGCATCTCACTTTCCTGTGCAAGTTCTAATATACCATTAAGTGCTTCTTGTCCCTTTTCTATAATAGAATACAAATTACCTCTAGTATACTCGTAGTCTTTTTTCAAATCATCTGAAACATTAGAAAATTTTTCAACCTTTTCTTCAACAGTTTCCACCTCACGAGAAACAATATCTCCCGCAACATTAAATGCTTCATTTAAATCATCAAATTTTTTTGTCATTTTCATACCATTTACTAACTGCCACTAAATCCAAAGTCATCGCCAAACTCAATAAGAGCAGCGTCTGCGGCAGTTATCAACTTAACATCAGTTCCATTGACATGATCTGCCACTGATGTACTATCAAAACCTCGTTCTACCGCAACCTTATTGCCAGATATATTCTTGATCTTTACGTTCTCGCTATCAATAACAAGAATGTTTCCTACAGATAATCCAGATACACTGCTCAATTCGATTGTTGTTGCAACTTTGTCGATATTAGTCGTGAGTGTAGATACAATATTATTAGTGTAACTCTTGGTTGCTCTCGGATCAATTGTATAAGTAAGTTCTCTGGATGGAGAACTTGTAGCTCCACCAGCAACAAATCCAATAGAAACCTTTTCGATGATATCCTTTGTTGGATCTGTAATGGGTCCGAACAGATATGTTTTTGCAACAAATCTCAAAGTATAAATGAGTGCTCTCCTTGTAGAGTAATCTCCCTCATAATCATCCTGCATAGAAATTCCCTCAAGGACAACGGGAATATCTCTTTTTTCTCCAATAGTTTCTACTAAGTCAACACTCATAGTGTATGCTGGTTGAAAATATGGAATTATTTGCTCAATAATTTGAAGCATGTCATCATTCAACTTAGTCATAATACTAAGTTCAAATGACATATTATATGGCACTGGCATATAAGACTTTCTTGGTTTAGTCTTATCTGAAGATACTGTTGATAAAAATGTTTGAGTACTTGTTACCTTTCTTGATGTATCGTAAGTTAATCCAGTAAATTCAAATGACATTCGAGGGAGTGACATTTGAACTGGTTGGTTCAGATTAGGAACTTGTTCTAATCTTGCCAAGAATTTTTGAGTTGGACCGTAAGCAAGAGGAACCTTTAATGTACTTACTACATCATCTGAACTATTTGTGTGTTTAATTGATATATCATTAAACAGAGAACCAAACGAAATAATAGTTCTTCTCAATATTTCGTGGTAAAAATATTCAAACATTTGTCAGCAAAGTATGATATATTATTTATGGCATTCCAAAAGGATTTGATTCTGAAAAATCTAAAATAGCATCTGCTTCAATTTCAATATCATCATTACTTGCATATGGATCTACAGGATTGTTAGTATCAATACTTCTTATCTTATAACTTGCTCCAGAGTTTGATCCTGTGATAATATCTCCTACTACAAAATTTCCAGAAATATTTGAAACTTGTATAATATTGGTGGTAGAATCCCAATCCTTAACAAAAGCTGTAGTAGAACTAATACTACCAGTTATGACTTCATTAAATACGAAAGTTCCACTTCCTAGCATATATGGGGAAGAGAAAGTTATAGTTGGTGGTTGTGTATATCCTAGTCCAGAATTTGTAACATAAACTGAGGTAACAATTCCAGCAGAGTTGATGTATGCTCTACCTGTTGCAGTAACTCCAGCACCTGTGGGAGCACTAAAAGTTATTGTAGGTGCAGTTTCATATCCAGAACCGCCTGAAGTAACAGTAACAATTCCGACAGTACCATTGCCAATAGTTGTAGTTGCAGCAAAACCTGCTCCACCACCACCGAGAGCAACAACGGATGGTGCTACAGTGTACCCACAACCAGGATTAATTAACTCTACTCCCTGTATCTTATAATTCTCCGCGTTTCCATTACAATCTATTAGTCCTCCAATTAGTGTGGCAATACCAACAGCAGTAGTTCCTCCAGCAGGAGCAGATGAAAATACTATTGATGGTGTTGAAGTATAACCATTTCCTCTATTAGAAATAGTTACAAATCTGACAGCACCAGAAGTACAAATTCCAGTTATTGCAGTTGCGGTAACTCCAGAACCTATCAAGGTTAGAGACTGAATATATCCTACTTCCTTTACATTATCATCTACTTCTTCAATTCCAGTATCAATAACCTCGTCTTCATATCTAAACAATTCACATCTCAATTCATAAACATAGGTTTTTTGTAGTTGATAAAAAGGTTTTTCGTGCTCTACAAATTTAATTTCAAATAATCTATCACCTAGAGGAAAATAAACTAAGTCTCCCTCTTTAGGCCTAGTTGAAAGTTTTATGTCTGGTATGTTTTTTGTTAATGGGGAAATATAATTTTCGAATCTTTCTTTTGAAATTATAAGTGTTAAATCATTTAAAGGTTGTACACCAAACTTTGATAGAATAGTTCCTTGTCCTTCATATCCATCATAAGTATCTACATATGCTTCGAGAGGATATGCATTATCAAACTTAGATTCAATAACTTCCTTTATTACAGTTTTTTCTGTAATATATCTCCTGGGAATATAATAAACTTCAACTCCATACATACGGAGTTGTTCATTAACCAAACTCTGTATTAATGATTGTTCGGATTTAGATCCTTGAAGAAAAAAGGGATTTAACATTTTATCCGATCATATCTAATGGTGGAAGTTCATAAGTATTGGACATCTTTTCCATAATTACATCAAGTTCTTTTTGGGCATCATCATAAATCTGCCTACCATTTAATTCTACTCCACCAGGAAGTTTTACTCCTTGGAACTTAATCAAATTCTGTCCCCACTGTTTTTTGATCAGTGCAGTAAGATACATCTTTAAGAAAGAATCATTCCAAACTCTGGAATAATCACTTGGATCTAAAGTTCTATAGCAATCTATGACAAGATAAGTTCCTGCAGTAACAGAACCCCAGTCGATATCCAGATACAAACGATCTTGTCTTTTGTTGAATCTAATTTGCTTTTGTGTTGTAAGTAAAAACTCAATATCTTCTAGGTATGTTTTTACCATTGCATAAGTTAAAAGTTCAGTTGATCCCCAATAGTAAATGTCATTAAGGAATAACTGATACTTCACACTAAACATATTGTTTGTAATACTATTTGTTCCATCAAAGTGAAATATTTTATTGACACCAATTACTGATGGTGGGATCTGTAGATAATTTCCACCCTCATAAAAGTTGAATTGAGTAGTTAAACCAACATTATGATCTACCGTTATAGTGCTAATTCCCACTCCAGATGTTGGTTGTGCCTTACCTCTATTAATATCATCATCTGTAATCTGGTATTTCAAGAAAGTTGGATATACTCCATCAAAATGCCTCTCTTGAAAAAATTGAACAGCATCATCTACCAGATCTTCAATTTGCTCATCAGCAACGTTAATCTCTAAAACTGGAGCTCCCAGTTTCCTTTTGCAATAATCAATTAATTCTTGCCTAGATGATGGTTGTGCCATTTATCTAATTACCCCTTATAAGGTATTTATGGTGCTGATGATATACCAGCAATTACCAATACATTTCCATTAGCAATTCTATAAACAGTTGATCCAGAACTTACTAGAATATCATAAACATATCTTCCCTCAGACAAAGATCTAGTTGCCGTAGAATCAAGAGAAATATTAAATTTTCCACCAATAGCACTTGTAAATCCAACATTGAAAGTTGCTGCTGGATATAAAGAAGAACCAATTGAAACACTTTTTGCCATCTGAGATGAGGCAGTCCATCCATCAAAGTTGAAGGCAGATCCGGATGTTGTTTTTACCGTAAAACTGTCGGAAAATGTTGCTCCTGTGTTGATAACGAGATTTGCTCCGTATGCAACACCAGAAGTCGGATCAAAAGTGATTGTGTGAGTTGCCATTAGAATTTAGATACAACTTCTTGCTGTTTTAAGTATAATTTAA